AGCAGCTTCATTATATGTTACATCACGGGTCCTAACTTCTTCTACTTGAGCATCATACTGATCTACATAAACGATATATTCTTCACTATAAACACCCTGCTTATCTACTTCATCAATAACACCACTTTGTACATATAAAGTGTTAGAGCCACTGTCATAACTATTTACAAGGAAAGTCTTGTTATTAGACTTAGTTCCTTTGAAAATTACATAGTCACCAGCAGAAAGAACAGTGAAGGAATCAAAATCAGAATCTGCACAAGTAATGGATTGAGTGCTTCTATTAAAAACAATAGGTTGTTCAAGAGCCCCTGCAGGAATTGTAGCTACAAGGTCCGTAGTATAAACATCCTCAACCCCGAATAAATCTCTGATTAAAAGTCTTTCCGATGAAGAATAGAAACCCTCATCCCGGTATTCAATAATTGTAAGGTCTTCTTCAGAGGTAGCTACAACTAAGAAACCATTAACAGATGCGAAAGAGAATTTACTATCTGAGGGTGTGTCGATTAAAAATTCACCTTTATAACCATCGGAAGATAGTGAATCACTGTTCGCATCATAAAATAAAACTTTATTTCCAAATTGGATTACAATAAATTCATTTTCAGAAACACCGCCAGCATTCTCCCAATTAAAAGAGTTAATACTGGATGAAGAAATATCAGCAGAAGCTATCCCAGACGGGCGCAGAATATAATCATTTTCGAAATCCATCCCACGCCGACGTTCTCTTTTCCCATTACTGCTTAAAGTAAAGTTTTCTTCATCAATAGTGGCATTCTGTGGGAAATCTAAGGGAGAAGCTTCTGTAATCAAACCCTGAACAAAACGGTTTACTTCAATCCTTGCTGACTGCTTCGTCGACATTATTTACACCTTTCCGTTCACTATTATATCTATCAATAATTGTCTTAGCAATTTCAACAGAGGTAAACAATCCACTAAGAACAGATGGAATTTTCCCACCACGTCCAGAAGTTACAACTCGAACAAGCGTCGGAAGTTTTTCATCGGGTTTAATAATAAAAGTGCTATATCTATATTCCATCATTTTCTACCATAATTAGGTGTTTTTAATGAACCATCAACTCTCCACGATTTCAAAGCAAGCCATCTCCCCTGTCTAGCTGCTCTTTGCTCTGCTTTTTCATTTGCCATCTGTTTAAGGGTGAGAAATGCAGTGCTTTTCGCTTCTTCGATAAGTTTCGAAAAAGCATCAGGAGGGAGGTCAGGATATGCCCCATCTTCATGTGACCATTCAGGCTCTATATAAGCGAGCCCTTGTGTTTTTGATTGCTGTAATGTTGATTCAATACTTGAATTAAAAGAATCAAAAACAAGATATTCATCATCAAAAGATGTATAATAACTAGGGGCTAAATCATTATAAATTAAAAGTTGCACACCAGAGAAATCGTTTACAACCTGAACATCGCTTGCGAGACTATCCCTACTAGCAATATACGAAAGAAACTCTTGTGGTTCCATGTAAGAGATTGTTCGAAACTCTTTTTTACCAGAGGAAGCCTTACGGACATCGTATTTCACTTCAGAAAGCTCCCTTACGTTTGCTGGGAGCTTCATATGAGAAGGCTTTGAAACGGTTCCTGAAGCTTCAAATTGAATAAGATTCCTTAAATGAGGCCAATTTCTATTAGAAATCATTTCATTGTAACAACTTCTCACTATTTCAGCTACTTGTTGAGATTCAATGGTATCATCAATACTGTTAACATTATCTGCATCCATCTCATTCAAGATTTCTTGCGTGATCTCTAATAAAGTTCTTTTCATCAGGAAGTCCTACGAACAAGTTTCAGAACTGTATTCATATCCCTAACCGTCACACTCCCCGTTGTATCTGAACAAAGGAACAATTGGAGATAATCATTGGCAGTAAGGGAGATCAAACCGCATCCAATAATCTGAGCTTCAGCAGAAGAAACTGCTGACTTAATAATTGGACTGCGGGTACTAAATGTAGTGTTATTGATTTTATACTTAATCCCTACTTTAGCAGTAGATGAGGGGAAACCGCTAATATTAGCGTAAGTGATAATCTCATAAATACCAGTAAAAGGGACTGTAAGCCTATCAACAGAGAAAGTAATACTTTCTAAACTTTCACCGGCTAAAGGCGCACCTGTCCCAGTAAATAAAGAATAATCGTTATTATCAGCCAAGTCCCCTGCTGTAACAGCAAAAGCAGTTGTGTTGTTGGTAATAGTCATTGACCCATAAGCATAGTCATATGCAACTCGTTGCCAAGAGCCGCTACCCGCTCCATCACTCACATATACTTTATTTGCTGTAGCAGTAGATACTCCTTTAGGTTCATGGACATTAGGGTCGGAAATATCAACATGGTTAATTGTCATTATAATACCTATAAAAAGAAAGGGGCCGTAGCCCCCTTCTGAGTTTAACCCTTGGCTACATCGAAATATTCGAGAACCAAAGTTGCTTTACCACTCGTAGAAGCAACTGCCGGGGAAGTGCCACCAAGATCGAAATCAAGTTTCGCAGCTACCGTAGTACCAGTCGAACTAGAAAAACTCCAAGTACCTGCCCCCGAAGAAGCAATAGCTTTAGAGCCGACATTCTCAAGCTCAGCTTCAGTAATTACGACGCCGTTAGTAGCAATACTACCCTCTGCACCAACACGGAGCGTCGGTGAAGTACCTGTAACAACAAAAGCCTCGTCTACACGAAGCAATGCTCGAACAAAGCGTGCACCCTTCGGGATGTACACCGGGGGCACAAATCCACTATTAAGGGACTCACCAGTAAAACTGAAAGCTACAGAAGCAACAACTCCGTCATGATCCAGCTTACCTACAGTACCACCAGTTTCACGAACACCGTATTGATTATGGACATTCAGTCCATTATTATTTTCATATCCCATTATTAAATCCCTTATTAGTAGTTAGAGGCCGAAGTGATATAGACACCGAGGGTATCTACACGTTGGGCACCAAAACCATACCGGGTAGAGATAACAAATTCATCACGACGGAGGTCTTTATTACGTTCACCCTCAACCTTGGGCATACGCCTCCAAGCACTCATCACAGGCTTAGTCTGGTCAGAAGCAACACACATAGCGATGTTAGCAACACCACCAGTAACCGAAGTAGTACCATCCGAGAAAGTACCTTTCGGGAGACGGTTAGAAGTGATAATGGTGAAACCGTACAGGTCCATAAGGAACTGATGGTCACGTGCCCAGCCTTGAGCAAGAATACGCTCAGCAAACGGGGTAACATCACGACCGATCGAAACAAGCCCGTCAAGAGTAGCACCAACCACCGGATCAACGATCAGAACACGGCCACCAGCAGGGACATTTGCTTTATCAAACGCAAGCTTCAGACTGATAATGTCGGAAAGCTGAGCCACATTACCAGAGGCGGTAGAACCAATACGGTGAGCAAAACCATTGATGTTATTAGGATCAGCATTGGTCTGTGCAGAGTTGCAAACAGACAGATAACGAGATTCTCGAACCTCTTGAATAGCACGAAGTTCTTCAGCTGAATATTCAGCCATAAGAGCTTCAATGTTGTAACCATCTTCACGGAGTTCATCCGTACATAAGATTATTTCAAATCTTCAGACTATAGCATCCCTTTCGGACTTTCGGACTTAGTCGTTGCGAGTGTATCACAGAACTTTTTATTTTGTTCATCAGTAGCTCCATTTCTTTTGGAGTGCCTATTATTACCGATGTAATCACGAGCTAATATCATTTGGTCCTTCTTAATCCTAAGATGCTTACCAAAATAGTCGTAGAGTTCTCGTACCTTACTAGGTGTAAAAGATATTTGAAGCCTAGAAGCATTTCCATGATGGATAATACAACCACCAAAAGATTTTCTTATAAGCTCTAAACCTGCTTGCGCTTCATTCCAAGAAGTGATTGTCAAGTGTGACTTAACTGAACCAGTTCTGTAAATATAAGCTTGTATGCAACCGTCTCCATCAATATAACCTGCCATCCATTTTCTAGATGGGAAATTCTTATTGGAGACGTTCTTCTTACGTAAGGTTTTAATAATTTGTCGAATTGTATCAACCTCTTCCTGCGTATAAACTCTACGCTCAAGGTTGAGAATATATTCCGCTAGTTCATCTTTAATTACTAGATGCTTCTTGATCTGCTCTAGAAGTCTTCTTCCTTTATCCCCAGAAATCCTAACCTCAACCATTTCAGGATTACGAGATTCCTCGCAAACACTTAAATCATAGAAATCAGCAATTTCTTCGAGATTCTGTGCTCTAAACTTTCTCTGGCTCAAAGATACAACTGGGTGGACATAAAAACCATCCCCATTTTTTACTTTCTGAACATGAGCTTGAATAGAACCATCAGCATCAATAAAACCTGCAAAATACTTAAAATCAATCATAGCTAACTCCTTAGCTGCTTAGACAAATTAGATACTTCTCTCGGGTCAGTTACTATCACTTTCCCGTTATTCACCAAAAGTTTTAATTACACCACTTATTGAATGTAATGAGCGTTGCCTACATAGTTAGCGATGGTCATGGTGATCGTACCAGACTCAATCGGCTGGTACTCAAACGGAACTTCTTCAGCACCATCCTGAATAGTCACAGTACCGATAGTCGGGATGTTAAGCGTAGTGCCCCGACCGAAATCTGTGACATCCTAAAAGTATTACAACTTTTTAGACTATAGCTTCTGCCTCAGCAGGTTTATCACTTAGTCGTTGCGGCTTTTTTAACTCTTGAAGTTTCTTGTGTATAGCAAGATTGCTTTCATATGTGGCCCCTTTTCTAATCCTATGCTCTCCCCTTTTCTGGACTGATAGAACAAAATCGAATTGAGGTTTCTTCAAGATTAAATGTGAATTAAAATAAGTTATGAATTCTTCAGCTTTAGTTATGTTTGTTAGAGGAACTATTAATCTTAACGTATTCTCAGACGTTACGATATATCCACCAAACACCCTATTAATAAGATAAATACCTTGCGGATCATTTATATTAGAAGTGATGGTTATGGAAAAAGATAAATTACCATCTCTCTTTCTAAAACTGCTTCCGATATGCCCATCCCCATCAATATAACCTGCCATCCACTTACGGGATGGGAAGTTTTTATCAGATAGGGTTTTACTATCCCGTAGTATTTTTATATTTGATCTGTATTCATTCAGTACCTCTTGAGAAACTTCCTCACCTGAGATACTGAGCAAGAATTCAGCCAAATCTTTCTTTATAACTAAATGCTGCTTAACTTCATTTAAAAAACTTCTGGCTTTAGTTCCTGTCAGTGAAACAGAACTGCTTTCATACGTTTTGCCAGTTCTCTTATCAAACCTAGACGTTTCACAAATTTCTACTGAGTAATAATCACAGAAAGATTTAAATATAAAATTCCTATGAGTTATTTGTGAAAAAGTTATCTTGGGGTAACAGAAAAAAGTATTCCTAGAAGTTTTATGTACATGCAGTGTAATTGACCCATCTGAGTCCAACAAACCCGCATAATATTTCACATTTTTAAACATAGCTCTTCTGAGCCTCCGTTAAAATTAAAAATTGCCTCTGGTTGGCTTTCGCGTTCCAGTTATTAAGATAAACTATCTCGCCATGTCTTAACGAGTAAACATCTCCGGGAGCATACCGTCGTGAAGGTTCTTCAGGATGAAGTTGCTATAAATCTCAGCTTCAATAAAAGACTGAGTATTAGTGCGGTTATTAGCCATTAATTATTTTCCTTGCATGTATTTGCGATAATTTTTAGGATCGGACAAGTCAGCAGAACTAAGCCCTAAAGCTTCAAGTTCCGTAGTCATTTTCTTGGCATCTTCTACCGCTTGCATTAAATCAGCAGTGGTGGAGCCATTGAGGATACTGAACTTAGAACGACCTAAATGGGATTCCTCATTAGGGGTAATACCGCTAGTATTTTGGGTAGATGTAACTGGTTGGGAGTTGCTTGGCTTCCCTTGTGAATTGATTCCAATAAGATTTAATACCGCTTGCGGAGAGGTCTTTGCAAGTTCATTAAAAGACTCTGGAGTCATACCCATTTCAGCAGCTTTGGTATAGAATACTTTCTCAGCATCTGCACCAAACTTCTCAACCATCTTCTGAGTAACCGATTTAACGTTCTCAGACATGATCTGCTCTTTTTGTTTACTAGTCAGTACATTATTAACAATCGCGGAAATATCATCTTCACTAACAGACTTCACGGGTGGTGTTCCCGGTTCTTGTTGCTTAGAGATGAGAGCATCCATAGCACGTTGAATTTCTACATATTTAGCTTCGACAGCTTCAACCTTTTCCAAACCACCCTTTAACTGGGAGACTTCATTTTGTAGTTGTTGGATGTAACTTTGAGCATGTGCTGCGCCTTTAAGCGCTTCTTCAACATTAGCGTATTTACGCTCTCCACGTTCATTCTTGATACCAGAGAGAAGGTCTTCAAACTGAGTACCAGCAGGAACGCCACCAGTATTACCGCCTTCTGGTGTTTTATCATTATTCGGGGTTTCCGAATTATTATTATTCTTTTCAAAAATACTATTGTCGGTAGACATATAGTTTTATATCCTTATGTAAGTATACTTATATAATAATATATAATATTATATTTAATATCAATATATATATATATTATTTATCTTCTAAAATACTAGTAATTATACTAATAATTAGTCAGACTTTCCTGTTTTTCCTTCGGATAGAATAGAAATTACTTCTTCAAGACCTCTTTCGTACCCAATGGCGTCTGCCTGTGAATACGCCCAAGAGGCATCAGAATACTCCTTCTTTCTTGATTCTCTTCGTGACGTATCAATCTTCTTACGTAAAATATCAATTATACGTTCTCTGATAACCCTGCTTGATTTAAAAGAAGAAGTTACCTCTTGGATAGCGTCTCCCTTTAAACCACCCGTAATGATTGTTTTCATTGTGGTGGAATACCTTGCGGTTGTGTCGTAAGCCCTTGTTCAGTGTTCAAATCTTCTTGAGCTTGGTTAGCAAGTCTTTGAAGCTCTTGTTGCTCAAAGATTGCTACATTAGGTTTATACAAAGAGTAACGTTTAACATTCATAACTTCTTCAATTAGTTTAGAGAGCTCTTTTCCTGAAGTATGCGGAAGGATCATCTGTCCCACTTGGGAGTTATAAAGTTGTGTTAAGTTCTGAACAAGTTGTGCTTGAGCAGCAAAGTGTCTAGCACCAATAGGCCGAAGTTTACCGGATGCAGTGATGTCGTCTTTAGTAATTTCAATAAAACGTTGAACTCCTAAATCTTCATCCATGACCTTCCCAACATCATTGCCGTCGAAATTACGTTTAGCTGCTTCCAGCATCATATTCAAAGACTTCTCAATATAATTAATTTCGAAATTAGTAACCTTTTCTTGAAAGATTCTACCTGCCGCATTCTCTAGACTTTGAACTTCGTATTTAGTCTTTTCACCTGGAGTTCTAATACCCATAGCTTCGCTAGGAGCACCTGCAAACTGCTCCATGAGAGTAGTAAGATAGTTAATCTCATTATTAGCTTGAATCACCCATTGAGCGTTCTTAGCAAGCTCTTCTACATCCCCATTCTCATCGATGTGGATTCTAGAAAGCGGGCCATATTCGAACTCTTCCACTTCCCCTTTAATCTTCAACGGAGGGAGAACAGCTAAATCCATAGCATCTGCTTTAAGGTTTTCTAAGTGGTCTACACGATATTGCAAACCCACAAGATTATCTAATGGCCCCATAGCCCATAGATTATCTGAGCGAGTACGCCATCCACAGTGTACAATTGGAGCTTTCCCAAGCCAGCTAGGGAATGGGATATCACGAAGAATATGCATCCGATCCATAATAGTGATAATACGTCCGGTACGATGCTCCATTGTCTCTCTATCAAAAATATCTCCGTAGAACTCAAGAATTTCTACATATCCACTCTGAAGATACTCAGTATAGCTTCCAAACCCGTCAATCGTGAGACCTTCAAGCTTATCCGCTTCTTCCATACTAAATGGACCTTTACCAGTTAAAGCTTGTTTACGGAACTTTAATACTTGTTCAACATTAACAAAGTCCGCATCACTCTTAGCCTTATCTACTAGTTGTCCAATAGAAAGAACAGAGCGAATCACCTTAAAAGAATCTTCAAATGATTCAGCAAGGGGGTTAAATACAATATCATGCGGAGAAATACGAGTTGTTTTAGGTCCAGTATATGTATTGGTCTTCTTCCCCTCATCATTCTCTACAAAAGAGTCTACATAAGAGACGATACCGAAACTGTTACCTGTGTCAATATAATCATATAAGGCTTTATCAATTGTCTGACGATAGTCACTCTCACGAGTTTTATTCGCCATATAAGCTTGAATAGCTTCTACTTTTCCACGTACGGAATCAGCTTTACTATACCCTTCCCAAGAAAGCCAGTCATCATTAGGAAACAAGGCTGAGATATAATTGGAATGAAGATTATCCCTGATCTGACAAAGCTTTGGGAGCGTTGTGGAGTTCTTCCAAGGGAGTTGCTGATTAGTAGTTTTACGAGTATCAGTGGCAAAAATGTAATTACGGAGTTCTTTCTTATCTTCCGTCCATTCCCTTTTCTGACTATAGTATGTAATCCAAAGATCAGAAATATACTGCGCTCGTTGGTCTATATTAAAATTAGGGAGTTCTAAAGGTGTTCTACTCATTTTATTCCTTAACTAAAGGACACACCGCCAAAGCGCGTGTTATAGATAATATTTGATTTTCTTGTAATGTCATAAGAACTTCTCTTAGGCTTTATAGCAATCTCGACTACTGAAGCCAGCGCATCCTTCACATCATCATGCGGTGGTCTAGCAAGAATAAGCTCCTCCTCTAATACTTCTGTATAACCACCCTTAGCATGCCATATCACCTGATTATCGTAACGATGTTCAAGAGCAGAGGCAATACGTTCTTCTTTAGTTCCTTCGTGCCTAGTAGGTCTATATTCGTCAATAGATAGTCTTAAACCCTCTTCACGAAGTTTATCTTTAAGGTCACGTACAATCACTTTCTGGGCTACTGAGACTTCAGCACGCATCTTTCTAAAACCCCATTTAGAATGCAAAGCAGTGATATTCTGGAAGTATTCTGAAATCTTATCTGTTTTAAACCTCTCTATATCTAAAACATAAATAAAATTATCTTCATCTACACCGATAACAACAATCGCAGTGTAATCACTCTTTTTAGATAAAGAGAAGGCAAAGTCAATAGAAGCGTAGACATTGAGACGCTTGTTTTTGAAATACCAAGAACCTCCGTGTTCCTTAATATGTTTTCTGTCATAATATTGGAACTTGTCCCTAGAAATTCTATTCGAACCCGGTGCGTTAGGGTTGTTATAGTATTGTGCATAGAACTGGATTCGGTCAGAGTATTCCGCTTTAATACGAGCTAATACTTTGAAATCAAATCCAAAGGCTTTACCATCAGGCCGTACTGTTCTGGGCCAAATAAACAAACCATCTTCTTCTACTACATACTCCTTAATCTCCCATACAGGAACTCTATCAATCACATCACCTTGGTCATTATAAATATCATAAACCTGCTCCTTCCAAGTCTGATAAATATCGCCGGGATGGTATCTCGTTCCGCATGCCATAGTAAATCCACCAGCATTACGGATAGAAGTAAATTGAGAAGCCTTTTTGCTTACACTTTCTCTCCCGTCTTCTGTATAAGCATTCTCGGGAACAACAAGGTCGTCTGAGACTACAATATCGGAATGCCAGCCAGTAGTATTAGTAGTAAGCCCGGCTGTAGATATGGTTGGGTCTCTAACACCTTCTTCTTTACGCTTAAGATGGTCTATGGATATCTTACGTTGACTCCAACGCTCCCTAAGACCCTCTTGCGGGTTTATATACTCAGGGTAGTATCTCTGATACACCTTAGAAGACAAAATGTTCTGGATGGCGAATAACTGCGTTTCTGCAAGTTCTGCTGTGGCAGATACATAAAGTATAGTGACTTCTGGATGACGTGTAATAATCCATGCACACCAAGTAGCAACCATATGACTTTTAAGGTGTGCTCGTGGAAGCATAATAAGCTTGTTGGAAGAGAGTTCATTTCCCTGACCAAACAGGTAATACTCTTGCATCCACTCATAAATTTCTTTATGGACATCTCCATACATGTATCCGGGATTGACAAGCTTAGCGAAAGTAAATAAATCCCTTTTGGCTAGTTCCCGAAGTTCCCTAGCCTCTTGAGGCATTTTATCTATCTTCTTGAAAGCGTTAACTAGCCATTGTTCCATATTTAATACTTCTTGCTTTGTTCAGGACGCTTACCATTAACAGCAGCGTCAATTGTATTATCAATTTTACGTTTACGTCCCATCAAAAGCTGTCTAGCCATATCAAGCATCCCACTGCCCAAAGGAGCATCTTTAGGGGAACGTTTTTTTTCTTTTTTCTCAGCCATTATTGTTTATTCCTAACTTTTTCAAATGTTCTCATACCACCTAACCCAAGCATACCAAGAAGAACAGGGAGCATTGTAGTTAAATCAATAGGAGTAACCCCAACAAAGGGTATGCCATAAAAGGCAGCAACCATCGTTGCGATAGGGAGGATTAAGAAATTAAATGCAAATGCGCTTCCACAAGTCCATCCAATAAAAGGCCGCCATCCAGATTTAAAAATAAGCTCACTTTTAGCTTCCTCTTTATTAATCTCTACTTGGCCTTTTGCCATCTCTACATCAGCTTCTAAAGCTTTAAACTCTCCTGCCTGTTGAAGTTTAAGAAGCTCTAATTTAGCTCTCTCTGCTTCAACAGGGTCAGGGAACATCTTATCAAATACTTTACTACCTATCTCAAGAATTGCACCTAAAGCAGTAACACTCATTTTGGATATTTTCCCCAAGGAAGCTGAAAGTGAGGTCCATCTTTAAAAGACTTCCAGTCACCACCCCACTCAATATCGACACCTACTTCAAAGGCTGCACGTTTCATAGCTTTAGCAATCTTATCATAAAGGGGCCAATCCCATCTCACACTTCTCCCAACATACGCTACAAGGTCTACAGCATGCCCTGTAAGGTGTCGAGAGTTCATGGTGGTGGTAGCCCCTTTATTAAACAACTCTTGTTGTCTAGAGAGCGTTCTAACACCTTCAATAACACCGAAGTCGATTTCAGTAATTTCAATAGCGCGCTTAACTACAGCAATTAAATCCCTATGAACACCATCAAGCCTGTTAAGTGATCGAGTAGAAAGTTTAAATTTTGACATTTTTAAGCCTCACAATATCAGCAGTATACTCTTCTGTTACTCGTGATTGAAATTCTTTCTCACGTTTAACTTCTTCTTTAGAAGGGCGACCTGCTATCCGCTTTTCCCACCCTCTATCAGCAAGCCATTTAGCGGACTGGAATCCACCTTCTCTTGCATTTTGAATAGCACTCTTAATCCCTTCACAACGAAGTTTAAGTTCAAGTTCTTCACGCCATTCATCTATATATTTACGCACCACTCTGTTCTCGCAGAGTCGCTTCCAATGACGCCAGCCTAGCAGATGGAGTGTGGCAAACTCATATTCAGTCGGGTCTTCACATTCGAGATAAAGGCGGCGTAATGAATAATAAAGTTTGCCATTATACTCATAATCATTATCTTTTAAAGTGTAAACTGCATGTTCTGTATAACCAATCTCTAAAAACAAACTCTGAGTAAGAGGTTTACCGCTACTATCAACTAATAGTGCTTTATCTAATGGTTCCATAAAAACTCCTATAGAGAAGCGGCTAAAATAAAAAGACTGTCCAAATCATTATCAGACAATCCAAGAGAAACTTTAACTTGCTCTACTAATGGATTAGAGCGCTCGAATACGGAGGCGTCTGTGTAATCAATCTGATCTGTCAGGGGAAGCGTACCAATATAAGACTCGACAACTGATAAAATGCCTCTTTGATCCATTGCTTTACGGGCTTGTCTTCGAGTTACGGAAGAAGGTACAATAATAGGGTCAACAAAAACTCTTTTACTTCCATCAAACTTCTTCCCCCGAAAAGCTGTCTCATTCACTGCATTAACCATATCCCAATTACTTAAATCAGGGGGCACAGGGGAAGTCTGAATAACACCACTCCCTTTATTAATATAAACTTTCATTATTTAACTCCATAAACATGAGTAATTGGGAAGATAGAGCCACCACCGTTTATGATTGAAAAAGAAGTATCCGACACATAGTAAATTGAAACAGTTAAGCGTACACCATTTGCATACGCTGTAACAGGTGTTGGGCGAGCTCCTGTAATAAATAGCGCCATCGGGAGGATGTCTGCTTTCACTTCGTTTGAAACCCATACCTGGTCATGACCCACTGCGATAACGAAACGATAGTCTGTGAAGTCTCCTGAAATAGTATGGGGACCGCTTGTAGTAGCAGACCCGCTCCAAAGAAGTGTTGCAGCGGCATTTAAAGAATCAACGTAGGTTTCTGTCGCATAATCTGGATGAGGGTCTGCTGCACCTTCATGGGTTGATATTGCTCCATCTACGTAAGCAGTTGTAGAAAGTTTAGTGCTGTTATCCCCAGCAGACTGTGTAGGAGCCGTAGGCGTTCCAGTTAAGGTAGGGGAGGCCAAATTAGCTTTAAGGTTGAGAGCAGTTTGCGTTGCTGTGCTAACAGGTTTATTGGCATCGCTAGTATTGTTTACACTTCCTAGTCCAATGTTAGTGCGGGCAACAGAAGTGTTAGTAAGTTCACTGAGATTGTTAGCACCTAGCATATCACCAGTGCCAGCACCAGCAGCGCCTTGTTGTGCTAATACATCCCAATTACCCGCTTCAAAAGAAC